TTGCTTGTAATGCATTAACTGCATTTTGAGCATTATCAATTGCTATGTTTGCTTGAGTTAATTCTGTTTGTGCAGTTGCTTGAGCAGATACTGCCTCAGTTCTTGCTGTAGTTAATTGAGATATTTCTGTTTGAGCGGTAGTTACATTAATATTATTTATAGCAGTTTGAGCATCAATAACTGTATCTTTGGCATCTTGAACTACTTGAGAACTTTGATCTATCTGTGTAATAGTTGTGTTAATAGCGTTGATATTATTAATGGCAGTTTGAACATTATTAACTTCTGTTTGTGCTGTTGATATTTGTGATGTTATTTCTGATACCGCTGTCTGTGCGGAGGTTAATTCTGACTGTGCTTGTGTTACCTCTACCGTAGCATTGTTTGTGGCTGTAATAGCCTCCTGGACCTCTGTATTGGCCGTAGAAAGGGCTGCATTAACTGCTTGTTGGGCAGGGCTAATAATTACTTGTTCTGAAGAACTGCCTTCTGTTGCATGTGCTCTATCTGATGATATAAATAAAGACAAAACTGTAACTAATATAGTTGCAGATATAGATAAAAATAAACGTTTTTTAAATGATCCTCTCTTCATTATAAGACTATTATAACATTTTTATTTCATTATTAAATAAAAAAAGAGGGTAGAAATTAATCTACCCTCTAATTTTATTTAGAAATTATTTCTTTGCAAGAATTAACTTCTGTAGTGCTTGAATTTGCTTGTTAATTTGAGCAATTAAAGCAACAATTGCCTTTAATACTTCTGCATTTGTTACTATACCAGATACATCAACAATTGAATATCCAACTGTTTTTGCAGAATCTGTTGATACATATGCTGGAAGATCAACAATCATGTTATATGCTCCAGTTGTATTTCCAACAGTAAATTTAATTACTCTTGTTCCTGCTGTATCAAATACATCGGCAGATGTTGGAGCAGTAACTGCTGTTAACTGTCCACCTGAAATTGCTACGCCAGCACCTAGAGTTGCTGCACCATGAACTTTAGCACCATTAATATCTGTTGCTGAAATTGTTAGTGTTGCAATTTCTCCAGCCTTATACTCTTTCTTATCAAGAGTTGCTGTGTACTTATCTACTCCGCCAGCACATGCTGCAACAAAATCATTTGAGTAAATTGTTGTTGCATCTGAGCGAGTATATGAAAGTCTTACAATTGATGATCCTGATGTTGAAGCACATGTCCATCCACCAGTTTGTACTGCAGTTGCAGATGATGCTCCACCTACAGAAACAGATGTTACTTGTGAAGTGTATTTTGTTGTATCAGCGGTTGGAGTAATTCCAGCCAATTGATTACCAGCAGCATCTTTGACTACAAAATCATATGTGCCTGTACGTGCTCCATTTGATTGTGCAATATCTACTCCACTTACTAGAATTGATTCTGCACGACCTGTAAATGTAATAGTCTTGGTTGCAAGAACTGTACCATTAAATGTAATTGTAACTGTTGTAGTTACTGGCTTGTTTTCATTTGCAGTTCCTTGAACTACATATAAAACTCCAGCAGTTCCAGTTTTTGCTGCTGAATTAACTTGTGTTGTTGGAGCAGCATCCCATGCTACTACCGCACCACCAGTTGCGCTTGCTTGAATTACACCACTAGTCGATAGTTGTGCTGCATAAGCATCCATTGCACGAACATTAATATATCCTGTGCCAGTGTTTGTAACACTAGTTGCTGTAGCAACATCTACGCTAGTTGTTAATGTTCCTTGTGTAGATGTATCTTGTACACGAACATAAGAATCTGCTACAGACAAAACATTTGTCTTTGCAGTTGTTCCTGCATAAATTGTTTTAATGTCAATTGTAGAAGTAGTTGATCCAACCTTCTTCTTTTGTGTTACAGTTACAGTTCCTGAACCATTAACAGTTAGTTTAACATTTGTTGGTAAACTTACTGCTGATGTTGTTGTTGCTGTAAATGTAAATAGTTTACCCAAATTAGTAAGTGTAACTCCTGTTGGGTTTGATCCTGCTGCTGTGTAATCAGTAAACGATGCAGGTCCAGAAATTTCTAACGTAACGTTATCATCTGCTGTTGCAGCCAAAGATTCGCTTGTAGTTAATACAACAACTGCATTAACTCCAGCCTCTGCTTTAGTTGTGTCTGCCAATACTGTTACACCACGAGCACCATTAGCAAGACTATCAGATAATACATATCCGTTAGACACTGCTGCTTGCGCTTGTGGAATAGCAACAAAGAATGTGCTTGCCATCGCTGCAGCGGTAACAAGTGCGATTTTCTTTAATGAATTCATTTTTCTCCTATTTTCTTTTATATTAGATTGAATCTATCTAGATAATCTTTTACATCATCTGGGATAGGTTTATATTGTATCACGTTCTCAGGAAGTTTGTCAAAATCTTTAGGTCTATCTCTAAAGGTATGAACCTCAACTTCAAGGTTTTTGTCTTTTGGAGTATGTGATATTGCCCCAAAAACTGCACCACACACGGCATCCGCTAAGTCTTTAGATTTTTTTCGTGGATGGTCAACTCTATCATTTTTCATAATTTTTAATTCTGTTAATTCTTCAAATAATAACTCTACCGCTGGCATTGCTAGTCTCTCTTCATAGACAAGCATGGCCATATCTTCATAATGTTTTTTTGCTACTGAGACTGTTTCTGTTTTTATTCCAACGGCTTGCAGTTCATTTTGAATATCAAATGATTGCCATCTATCAAAAGAAACTAAACCTATATTAAAACCAACTCTTCTTAAATTTTGAATCCATTGTTTTACTTCAGACAGATTTACTGGACCTTCTACTTTTGGCTCCCACCAAGCAACTGCGTCTACAACAACAACTGGAGATATTTGCTCATAATCTTTAATTACTTGTACATTCACCCACTTATCAACATGAGCAATAGCAACTGCACATTTGTCATGTTTTTGAGCCAAGTCTGCGTGAACAAAATAAATTTTTTCTGGATCTGGTTTAAATGATTCATCAAATCTTTTAAACTGATCTATTGGATTTCTTAATGTCATGCATGATCTAACTTTCTCTGATTGTTTAAAAAAGGCGTCGGAAGAAAAAGTTGGAACACAAGCAAATCTCATCATTGCATCGCCAAGATCATTCATAAAAGCAACCTTAAAATCATCAATTTTTCTAGTAGGGTTTACATCCCAAGTACAACGTTTTAAAGCAAATACTCCTGGATATTTATAAGATTTAATATGGTCTTCATCCCATTCAATGCTAAATTGATTATCTTTGTCTTCACTATCTAATATAGGATTGATAATAAAAGTATGTTTTTTAGATATAACTTCTTTATCAGCAATAACATCTTCATAATGTTGTGAAATAAAATCTCCTGGAAAACGTGGAAATGACAATAGAACAACTTTACCTAAATCTGGAAAACGAGAATCAACTGTTCCACGAAATGCTTTATAAATATTATCTGCAGTTTTTCCTTGATCATTTCCAGTACCTACCTCTGTTGCAAAACCAGATATCTCATCTAATACTGCCAACATAATATTTAAACCCTCATGAGATTCTCTTTCTGAATGTCCTGAGTAAACAGTAATAGATTTATCAAACTCAATAGAGTCTACTTTTGCATTATACTTACCAGCAAACCATGGAGATTTTTCGATTTTAGTTTTAAATCCTTTAAAGAAAACATTTTTTGCTTGTTGTGCGTTAATAGCAACGTTAATTAAATCTATTGCATCTCCACTTGGTTTTCCGAAATATCTTGCAGGGTCTTTGAGACATAATAACTTATATACAATATAAGCACAAGCAACAGTAGAGGTGAAATCTTTACCAGAGCCTTTACCCAACTGTAAGATGATTTCGTTTTTTGTGTATTTTTCATAATATCTTGCTCCTTCTTGTTCTCCCATTAATCTTTGTAAATCTTCTTTTTTATATACCTGGCTCATAGCCTCAACAATGTCATACTGTATTTCTGATAAGCCAGGCTGACCTAAATAGTCTGCTGATTCAACAAATGTTTTTGTATCTACAGGATTTTCTTCAAAAGGATTATCCTGTAATGCTTCAAGAAAATCATTGAACATCGTGGACAATAGTTATTACCTCATTTTCCTTGGCAATATCAGATAATCTTTTCATAATTTTATCTCTTACTTCTGGATGCTCACTTGCAATATCTTTTAGTATTTCCATTAAAACTTCTTGACGTTTTTCTATTTCTACCATTTCTTCAGCAAGTTCTTTATTTTCTAATAATCCAGCCTTTTGCAACATTTCAATTCTAGCCTTTTCAATATCAACAACTAATTTAATTCCTTGGGTTTTTGCACCAAGGGTATTGTTTAGTGTTGCTTCGTCAATAACTTCATATGCTTTAGAAATTAACTTTCCATAATGTGCATCCATTGCTGCCAATGCTTCTTTTGCTCTAGCACGAATTGCGTCATTAGCAGAAGCCATGACTTTCCATTCATTTATTAATGCAACAACACGGGTCCTTGGAATTGATAAATCTTTAGAGATTTTAGTTGCATCATTACCTTTTAAATAATGCTCAACAACTTTATTAACTTCGTCTAAATGTTCTACAATATCTGTTTCAGTTGTCATTTTTTTCTTTTGCTACCTTTAATAAAATTAAATATCCAATTAAATCATCAATATCGTTATCTCCAACATGTTCAGTTCCTTTCATCAGACGACTTAATTTGTCATCTATTCTTACATGTAACTGCTCTATTGGATTTGCTTTACTAAAAATTCTTACTGGATCTAATGCAGAATCGCCATATGAAATATTTTTTTCAATTAACATTTGTGCAATTGCTATACAGTTCATTAATATAGCATTGCCAGAGGGAGCAGACAATGAATGCAAATACAAGTCATCGTATTCAAATCGATTAATATCTTTATATACTGGAACTGGTCTCATCTTTTTGATTTCCTTAATCCAAATTTTGCAAGGTAGACATAGATAGTTTCAACACTAGTTCCACACTCCTTAGCAATATCCTGTGGAGACTTTTTATCCATAACAAACCTTTTACGGAGCCAAGCCTCGCTTGTATATAGTTTACCAGCCATCATTTATTTTGTCAACTTTCCCCAATTATCTAATGCCCAATGACCTATTGCCACAGCATCTGCAACATCATTGTCTGATATTTCTCTGTCATAGTTAATATTAACAAACCTTATAGTTTTTTCTTTACGTAGATTACGCTCATAACTTTTTAACCAAGAATCAGATTTATCTGGATATTGGGCCTTTAACGCTATACGATCTTCTTTTGTTGGTTTTTTATTTCCAATATATGATTGCCATGTTATGGGTGATACTGATCCTATTTCAGATACACCGCTTTCCCATAATGCTGAAAGAATTGCTCCTTGAACTAGCGCTAAGTCTGCAGCAGTTTTTGGACTATTAATAAATATTGTATGTTCAATAACTACTCCGTCAATGCTATACATTTTAAATAATGCTCGTGTTTTTGCATAAGCATCGCCTACCTTTTGATATATTGTATTGCCATCAAATTTAATTTTTCCATTAACATTTAATTTTTTATCTGTAAAAATAGCAAAAGCCAAACTATTGGTGCTAGCGTCTATTGAGCAAATAGTTTTTGGCGACAATCCTTTTAATATTTTTACAATCACTTAGACATTCCTTTAATTTTTTTTAAAACTTTATTTACTTCTTTTGGATTAATTGAGCAATCATAACAAATTTGATCATCATTATAAATTGATAAAGTTGTACCACAGCCTGCTGCACATTTTCT